TCGCCAGTTCCTCGCTCGCGCGCCCGGCGGTGGCGGGGGATGCGCCGGCCTCCACCAGCGCGTCGCGGAGTGCGCCAAGCTGTATCGCCATCGTTCACCCTCCCTCGCGTGCTCGCTCGCCCTCGCCCGGGCGGAGCAGGCCAGCCGCGCGCATCGCGTCGAGCCCGTGCTGATACGGATCGCCGCCAAGCTCAAACAGCCGGTTGATCTCGGTGTCGTATTCGTCGGCCTCGGCATCGGTCAGGCAGCGGGCAAAATCCGGGAGAACGTAGTCGCGTCCGCGTGTGTCGGGATGAAAGCCAAGCCCGAACCGCGCCACCCATCGCGCCGCGATCACGCGCGCCTCGACCTGCTCGATCGCAGCCAGGATCAGCGCCCAATCGTCCGTGTGCTCCAGCACGAGCGACGGGTCTTCCTGTGGCGAACGGCGCCATCGCAGCAGGAAGCGTTGTCCCTCGGGGAAATCGCGCAATGCTGTGTCGGCATAGTCAATCCATAGCTCCAGATAGGCAGGGGCGCCGTCGGCGACGTGGCGCACCCAATGCGGCATCGCCTCGTTGTGCCAATGCGAAGCATCGAACCTGTCGGGGATCGCGGGCAACGTGGCGGCATCGAAGTCGGGGAACTCGTAGGCGAGCGTGCCGACGTCAGACATGTGCGTCGTCGGTGATGATTTCGAACTTGTCGAGCGTGCAATCGCTCCCGGCGCCGTCGATCCAGACCTGTAGCGCGTTGCTCCATTCGTCGAGGCCGTCGTAGTGGTCGTCGAGGGTAACCATCGCGAGGATGCCAAAGCCAGGGTCGGTATCGATCTCGGACACGGTGCCAGTCAGCCCGACGGAAAATGTGGCAATCGGATAGATCTCGATCGGCGCGACGACGCGCACCCGATCGCCGACGTTCCAGACGCTGGTGTGGTTGCTCATGTCAGCGAGGCCATCAGCGTGCCGCCTTGGCTCCAGACGCGCACGGACTTGATGCCCGGACGCGCGGCGATCGCCTGCGCATGGCGCAGGATGGCGGCGAAGTCGCGATCCACCACATCGATGGACATCGAGCGCCCGGTCGGCGACAGGTATTTGATCGTGGCGGCGTTCATCGTTCGTCGTCCTGATTTGTAGCTGTAGAGTTCGGCGACGGGATCACGGGTCGCGGTCGCGGAAAAAGCTTGGCTCATCATGCTGCCGTCCTGCCCCTGAGACCCGCGAGGCGCCGGGGACAACAATGTCTAGGCGAAAGCCTTGATAATCAACGTGGCGACGCCGCCAATGAGGATGGCCAACTGCCACATGACCAACGTCAGGCGCCCGTCCATCCGCTCGATTTTCAGGTCGATGTTGGCAAATCGAGCCTCATAAGCGGCGATCGCCTCGGCCGCCGCGCGTGCGCTGGCATCGCTGACGTTCGCCTCCTTGAATGCCTCGTAAACCTCCGAGATCATGGTCGTCATGGTTTCGCGTCTGTCTCTGCCCCCTGCTTCCGCGAGGCGCCGGTAACGGCAAATGCCGCAAAAGCAACTTACGCGCACCGTGCGCGACAGTCAACGGCCCGGTTACCGAAAAACAAAATCCGGTTGCCGGTACACAACGATGTGTGCGAACCCGCGCGCATGCCAATCAGGTCGCACAAGCGGGGACGCGCCGCTCCTATCAAAGTTCTCGCGCTCGCCACCTTCGCGACAGAGCAGCAGGTCGTCGCTGGCTCGCCCCTGTGGTCTACAATCAGCGATTGGCAGCAGCGCGGTCTCGTGCGTCTGCGCTGGGCCGACAGCGGCGCGTTCGCGTTCGTCAGCCTGACAGAGCGCGGCGCGGCGCGCGTCGACGCGGACAGGGCGGAACCAGTATGACGGCGTTCGCAATGCTCATCGCTGAGCGTATCCGCCGCATGGCCATGCCGCCCGGCTACAACGGCATCCTCGTCGGCGGGCTGTGTGGGTCGCCAGAACAGCGCGACGCGGCCTGGGCAGAATACGACGCGAGACAGCGCGGCGAGGCACAAGCGACACCACCAAAGCCGCCGCACGCGCCGGTTGTGTGATCGGCGCGGTTTCGGCTACGCTGCGATGCCAGAACGTTCCCGCCCATCAACAGGAGATCGCCATGTCAGCACTCGGAAAGCACGTCAAACACTCGCTGCCGCACCCCAAGGGGACCAGCGCCATGCAGCACACCTCGGTTGGCTCCGGCAGCAAGCCGGGCGCGCACAAGCACACCATCGAGACGACGGCGCCCAAAAACGCCGCGACGATGGACCGCAAGGGCAGCAAGATCGCCTAAGCGCACAGTACGCAACGGAAAATACGAAATGCCCGGCCCTGGTTTCGGCGGAAAAACGAAGACGTCGGGCCAGGGCCGGCCAAAGGGTTCGAAGAACAAGATCAACGTCGATGTGGCCGAACGGCTTGCGGCGCTGGGCTGCGATCCGATCGAGGGCATGGCGCGGATTGCAATGGACAAGGGCGCGCCGCTCGACATTCGCGCCCGGATGTATTCGGAACTGGCGCAGTATGTTGCCCCGAAGCGCAAGGCGCTTGAGCACTCTGCCGCGCCGGGCATGATCGAGGCGTTGCTGGCGCGGATTGAGGATTAAGCCGTTGGGTGCGAGAGCACCGAAGAGCGAGCCGTTGTCGAAGAGAGTGCCGAGATTAGGGAGCCTTGGACCGTGCGATTCCGTTCGAGAGAGGCCCAGCCCCGATGCAGAACGTTTTTCTCCTCAATCCCGAACTGGTCGGACACTTCATTCTCCCGACGGGTCGGAATGAAGCGATAAAGAGCACAAACCATGCGCCGTGACCGCGATTCCGTGTCGAGAGAGGCCCAGCCTGGCGATGCTTGCTGACGTGCGATACAGCCTCGGCGCATGGCCGAACGGTCTGGCGGAATGGACCGATGGCGACACCGCCTATCTGTCCGTGGCTTTCACCTGGAAGCTCGATGAGGCGTGGAGCAAGGCGCTCTACTACAAAGCCCTCGGCTACCGCGTGCGGCGATCGGCTCGCGCAAGCGGCAGGTCTACACGATGATCGGCAACGAACCGTTCGATGCGTGCATGGAGCGCATCCGTCAGGTGATCGGCTGGGGCGGCGAGCCCTATGCCCAGCCCTTCATCAAGCTGAACGCGCTGACGAAGAAGCCGCACGTCCGGTTCGACTGGACCGAGCGGCGCCTGAAGGCTGTGCAGCGATGGGTGAACGGCCGGTTCTGGCGATACACCGATTTCGCCCGCTACAACTCGGCGGTGAAAACCGATCGCGCGGCGGCAGCGAACGGCGATCTTTTCGAGGCGGCGGCGGCATGACCGACGACGACGCGATGCTGCGCCGGCTGAAACGGCTCCGCTCGAACCTGCCGCTCTATGCCGCCGAGGTGCTGAAGATCCAGGCCAAGTCTGGCGCCGTCGTGCCGTTCGTGTTCAACCGGGCGCAACGTTACCTGCATGAGCGGTTCGAAGCGCAGAAGGCGCGCACCGGAAAAGTCAGGGCGCTGATCGGCAAGGGACGCCAGACCGGCGGGTCCACCTATGTCGGCGGGCGGTTCTACTGGAGGACGTCAATGCGTGCTGGCGTCAAGACGTTCATACTTTGCCACGAGCAGGAGGCGTCTGACACGCTGTTCGACATGGTCAGCACCTTCCACGCCAACAACCCGATCAGGCCCAGCACGGGCGCGGCGAACGCGAAGGAGCTGGTGTTCGACAAGCTACGGTCCGGCTACTCGGTCGGCACGGCGGGATCGAAGGCGGTCGGGCGGTCCTCGACCAATCATCTTCTTCACTGGAGCGAATCGGCTTATAGTCCCAACGCGGCAGGCCACGCGGCCGGCATTGTGCAGACGGTGCCAGACTTGCCCGGCACCGAGATCGTCAAGGAGAGCACCGGCAACGGTCCCGAGGGCGAGTTCTACGAAAGCTGGCAGGTGGCCGAGGGCGGCCGCGGCGACTACGAGGCGCTGTTTCTTCCCTGGTACTGGTCGGAGGATTACTGCCGTCCGGTAGATCCAGGTTTCACGATGGACGATGAGGAACGGCACTACGCCCAGCTCCACGGGCTGACGGACGGACAGATCGCGTGGCGGCGCGCCAAGATCAGCGAACTGAAGAGCCACATATTGTTCCAGCGCGAATACCCGGCGACCAGCCAGGAGATGTTCGCGGCCACCGGCAAGCAGAGCTACATCAACGCGGAGCTGGTGCTGGCGGCGCGCAAGGCGGCGCTGGAGGGCATCGGCCCGCTCGTCGTCGGCGTCGATCCCGCCCGCTTCGGCGATGACCGTTTCAGCGTCGCGTGGCGGCGCGGCCGCAGGGTCCACCAGATCGAAAGCCGCCTGCACATCGGGACCACCGAGGCGCTGGCGTGGCTGCGCGACATCATCGACCAGGACAAGCCGGCGAGGATGTTCATCGACGCCGGCGGCGGCGGCGACCGGCTGTTCGACATGCTGCAATCCTGGGGCAAGCCGTATTCGGATGCGGTCGTGCTGGTCAACTTCGGGTCGAAGCCACAGACCGAGGTGCTGATCGCCGACGACGGCACCAAGCGGGCCGGGCCGGCGAACCGGCGGGCGGAGATGTGGATGCGCTCGAAGGAGTGGCTGGAGCAGACGGGTGGTGCGGATCTGCCCGACAGCGACGCGCTCCAGGCTGACGCATGCGGCCCCGGATACCACTACTCGACGACGGACCAGCGGCTCGTGCTGGAGAGCAAGGAGCAGATGCGGGCGCGTAACGTGCGCAGCCCCGACGAATGGGACGCGGTCGTGCTGACCTTCGCCGAACCTGTTAAGGACCGCCCGGAGCGCAAGCCGCAGGTGCGGACGGTGCAGGCAAGCGGCGAGGCGTCGCATAGCTGGCTGGGCGCTTGAGCGAGGTCACTTCGGCACCTCCTTGATGTGGATCTCACCCGGCAGTCCGGCCAGCGTGGTGTCCTGCAGCGTCTTGCGGTTGATTACCTCATCTTGGTAAGTGTTCCGAACAATGTCATCTATGAAAGTCTGGTCAGGCGCATCCGGCAGAATGGAAGTCGCCTGTGCAGCCTCGACACGCTCCAAAAGATCCTCAATTTCTTCCGCCACTGCGGCGTAAGGCAATTCACCACGCTTGATCGACAGAACATGCTCGGCGTTCGGTAGGGGGAAAGTGATCCAACCGGTTGACATAAGCTCCAGGGCTTCGCCACCAACCCGGACGGC